AAAGGGGACAGACTGTAAATCTGCTGGCAATGCCTTCGGTGGTTCGAATCCACCATCCCCCACCAAAGCAGAGCCAGACGAACCGAGAGGTCGCCTGGCTCTGCTCCTATCTCTGCAATCTATATGGTCGGCGGAGTCTTCGTTTTGGTCTGTCCGCTCGACGCGGAAGAATAAAAAAGAGGCTACTGCACAGGATTGTTCCTGCGCGGTAGCCTCTTTGTGTTTTTTCATAGCCATAACGGATTTCGTTATAATCTACCAAAATCCAGCGAGATTCTAAAATCGTTGTTAGAATCTACCGTAAAGGAGCATGGCTATGATTAGGATTTTACTGTCCACCCGGCTTGGCGAGCGGAGGTGGTCACAAGCTGACCTTGCAAGGGCAACAGGCATTCGACCTTCGACGATCAATGACCTGTACCATGAGATCGCAGAAAGGGTAAACCTGGAGCATCTGGATCTTATTTGTGAGGCGCTGGGGTGTGAGTTGTCAGACCTGATGATCCGAGAGGAAAACAAGGAGACCAGAGTCAAGACGCGCACCGGCGTGGATATACATAGCAAGCGTTAAGCCTGCTCCGAGGCCTCGGGCGTTCATTCGCCCGGGGCCTTTTCTTTTTCCTCAACATCAATGATGATCTGCTGACCGTCTGGCATAATAAACGCCAGTTTGCAGCCGCAGAATTCCGCAGCCTTTGCGAGATCGTTGGCAGACCAACTCCCGCGATTCATCTTGTTTCCCATCGTTTGCTTACTCATTCCGAAGCTTGCAGCCATGTCGACCTGCTTCTTGCCGCAGAGAGCCAGCAGCCCCTTTACCTTGTCCGATACCGACACAATATGCACTCTCCTTTCTGTACTTCACATAGTACATCAAAAGAGTGGACTTGTCAACTGAAAAAGTTTGAAAATAAATCAAAAAAGTTTATCAAAACCATTGACAAGTAAATCAAAATGGTGTACTATATACTCGTAAGGCAGAGGTCGAAAGCCTCTTACGAAAGGAAGTGAGGACTTGAACGAGATGACAACCGCCGAGCTCAATCAGTTCTTAGAGAACATCGCAAAGCTGATTGAAGCAACCGCCGACGATCCGGCTACCGCCGCAAAGATCGTGCGAGATAGCAAGGTCAAGGCATAAAAAGAGTAGCGACCCCCGCTAAAGCGCCGCTACTCAAACACCCCGAAAGGCGAGCGGGAAGCCTTACTCCCGCCGCCTTGATTATAACCGAGTAAGGCAGAAAAATCAAGGAGGAACGCAAAATGATGATGTCCGAATTTATCGACCGCACCGGCTTCGAGCCGACCGCCAAAGAGTACGCCAAGATCGAAGAAGCCTATTACGACTTCGACGGTGACAAGGACGCCTTTTGTAAGGCTTTCGTCAAGGACGGCGGGGCGCGGAAGCTCTGCAAGGCCAGGGCCGCCGAGATCGACCGACTGAACAGCCTGCTGCTGGAGAGCGAGCGGCAGTACAAGAAGGATATGGCCGACCGTGAAAAGCGGATCGACGAGCTGACCGCCGAGCTGGACCGTGAGCTTGAATGGAAGCCCAGCGATGGTACCGGAACGAACATGGAGCAGAAGCGTTACGAGGAGCTTGCCAAATACGGCAAGGCAATGACCGACGAGGAGGCCAAGGCGTTTATCGCTGACGAGTGCGGCTTCGATCCCGAGAAGATCCGCATTCTGCACGAGGTCAACACCTACGAGGTCAACAAGCACCGCCGCATTCGCAAGGCTGGTACCTTCGACCGCGCGCCCGTGTACGAGGCCACCGATTGGAACTACGTCCGCTTTGACTGCGCCTGCTTCATGTATGAGCTGGTCAACGGCGAACTCCGCTTCTACTGCTGCTAAACCACCGCCCGCCCCGGAGGTCACGAGGGCAGAAAGGCAACAACGATGAAGATCAATATCACCGATGAAATCAGGCAGGAGGTTTTGGATACGCTCAACAGAGATACCGCAAAGGAATACTTTGAAAAACTCCGCGACACGGAGAAGAACCCCACTCGCGGACAGGTTTACGCATACCGGAGCTGGGAGCAGAGCACGGAAGACCGAGCCGATATGTTTGAGGTCAGAGCGCTTCCATGGGGCAGTCAGATTAAGGACGGCGTGATGAAAGAATTCGTTGCCGCATTAACCGCAGCTGATATTGACGAGATTATCGTCACAGATCAGTCAACCGCGCTCATGGAAAGTGTCCACGCCTTGGTAGCCGAGGGCGCATATCTGGAGGGTGTCGGAACTGTTACCCGCGATCCACTGCACGATCCATCAGGCCGCCGCGAGGTCAAAGGGCTGGTATTCAGATTTTGAGAAAGGAGCGCCGACAATGAAAAAGCTGATTTGTTCTACTTTCCGCGAAGGTTACGGCATCGACCAGATCCGCAGAACGATGACGGCCGGCGAGCTGATTAACTTCCTCGCCCAGTACGATGAAGATACGCCGGTCTATCTGAGTTTTGACAACAGCTACACCTACGGCGGCATTACCGAGGGCCGCTTTGAAGAAGACTATGGGGAGGACGATGACGATGAGTAAAAAGCTGGATCGTAGCAGCGGCGGCATTGAGATCACCGGTCACAAGGGAACGTGGTACGTCATTGACGAGGGCGATTATAAGATTACCCCGGACGTGAACGGCAAACCGGAAACGCTTACCGCACACCTGTTCCTGCTCGAAAGCGAACTTTACGGCGACGAAGCCGCGTGCCTGATTGTCAACGAGGAAAAGCAGATCGTCTTGGAGGACGTTTGGAACGGCTTCGACGATCTGGAAGACGCCGGCTGGGAGGAAGTACGGAAGATTGAATGCCCAGTCTGCAAGGGCGAGTTTCTGCGGGAGGACATGACCTTTACGCGCGACTGCCACGGCATTACTTTCCGGCTGGTCTGCTTCGGCTGCTACGAAAAGGTCATGGCAAAAGGCTACGACGGAGCATATTACACCGAAGCAGACGAATGTATTGAGGGGGACTATTGAGCATGAGAAAAATTACTGTCTTCGACTTTTGCAGTCAGATCGGCGCGGCCAGCGATGAAATCCCCGTTGTGGTGAAAGCTGGTATGCAGGAGATCGGCCACTTCCGCAGCTTATACAAAATCCCAGCGCAAGCGATGTCGGGAGTTCTGGAAGCCAAAATCACCTATGTTACCATGGGCCGCGAAGAAATCATCATCCAAGTCAAGTTGAAAGACTACAACACCAAGTTGTAATTGCATGACCGGCTGACCTATCGGCACGACGGGGAGAAAGGACACGATATGGATTACAACACTATGAACGCTACCGTCAAGGGGACAACCTGTGAGGGCGAGCCTTTTACCGAAAGTCTCACATTTACCCTCGTTCCCCCCACCGACAACAAGCACTACGGCACAGGCTGCTACATGACGGTTAAGACATCAACGCAAACGCTGTTGATTGACGTGCGCTACGAGCGCACCACTGACATTGAAATCCTTGCCGATAGATGGATTAAGGGTTACTACGGCGAAAACGCGAAGGACATCATCAAACAGTTCTGAGAAAGGAGAGATTTCTATGAACGAGAACGAAGCCAGGGCGCTGATTGAGCGTTTTGCAGAAAAGCAGCAGGGCGGGCGTTTTGCCTGCCCCCGCTGCGGGAAGATGGCGATGGACGCGGAGAGCGTCACCCGCAACGCACTGAGCCGCAGGGCAACGGTCCATATCTGTGATGCCTGCGGAATGCAGGAGGCCTTGGAGGACATGATGGACAGCATAACTCCGCTGACCGCATGGGCTATCGCCGCCGCGCCGGAGAACTGGCGCATGAGGAGGCACTACTCCGCCGCAGCGTGGGCGCGTGAGCAGTACACCGACCGCTGGAATGATTGCCCGTACTTTCGGGATATGGTCGAGCGCGGTGAAATTCCAGCGGATTACATCGGTCGCCGCACCGTCATGATCCACGCGCCAATCAAAGGGACTGTGCTTTTGACCGAGGGCTATCATTTCACCGTGGACGATGAAGAAGGGAGACAATACCTGTGAGTAAATCTTGGACGCCCGAGGAGCTGGCCGCTGCCAGTGCCGCGATGAAAGCGGAGGGCCACATGAGCTACGAGGAATTCTGCGCCTACCTGGAGCGATGCACCGAGAAGGTCGTGGTCGTCCACCTGGCCGACGGTGACGCCATCACCACCAGGATTCACGGCACCGAGCAGGATATCCGGGACTACTATCGCATCGGCTCTTGCCTCAATATGGGCGCGGCCGGCGACCGGCTGGTGGAGATTGTTGCGGTGGACATAGTGGATGTCAGCGGGAACACCACCTGACAGGCCCGTAGGCGAGTTGCAACACCACCTTTGTGGCGTGGGAGGGTAGACGCCCACCCAAATGCGAAAAACGCTCCTGTGCCCCCGTAAACGCGAAAGCGCCGGAAAACAGAAAAAGCCCCCTCGACAGGACGGTGAAATCCTGTGAGGGGGCTTTCGTTGTGTGGGCGGTATTCAGATGGCGGGGCTGTCAATGCTGCCATTGTCCTCCGTGTCGGTCCGGAAGTTGTTTGCCTTGGCTGCCTCAAAGGTGATCCCGCCGCGCTTGTGGTCGGACTTCGCAAGCGAGAGGTAGCCGTTTGCTCCGGCGATGATGATTGCCTCGCCAACGCCGGTGGCGGCAGTAAGCCATGCAGCTGCGGCGGTATAGCCGCTTTTGATACACAGATACATGAGGAACAAGCATTCTTGAACGATCAGCAGACCGGCCAGCATCGCCAGCAAGCACACGACCTTGCTCCATTCGACCTTGCGCTTCTTCGCGGCTCTGCGCTTGCGCCTTGCCATCAGCTCAGCCCAAACTTCTGGGCGAAGCGGTAGAGGACGGTTGCGAACTGCTCGCGGGTCAGGAAGTCCTGCCACATGAAATTCGCCTCGCCGTTGGGGAGCTTGCTGCCGCCGACCAGCAGGCCGGTTTCCTCAACGAACTTTCGGCCGTCCGCGCTGAAATTGCCGCAGTCATTGTCCTGCAATTCCGCGCGGTAGGCGTTCATGGCGACCTTGAACATTTCGTTGAATTTGTCCTGAGTAATCTCTGCCATTTCTTCTTCCTCCTTTACGAGCGACCAGTCCGGCGTACCGTAGCCGCCGATCTGCGCATAGTTGATCGAATAGCTTTTGTTGCGCACCATGCCGCCGTTCGGAACGACGCCGGGGGCGCTGGAGGTATTCCCTTCGATGGTATATACCCTGCCGCCGGATACCTTCTCGACGAGGCCGGTGTGATACATGGATTTTCCCCCGTCTTTGGTGAAGAAAATCTGATCCCCCGGCTGGGGGTTGCTCTTGTGGAAACGGCCGACCGCACGATAATAGCCTGCCGACTGAGTGCAGCCGGCGCCGTACCCGCCCATCGGCTGATTCGTCATCTTCATGGCAACGCCGAGACCGAAGGTCGTGATATAGCACCAATCAACGAACATATCGCACCAGGAGTAGCCGTTTTTCGGGAAGTTGTAGACGCCGAGGCCGTCGAGAAATGCGGCATACTTCGTCCAGTTCCCGCTACCGGCGTTGGCAGTTTTGTCTTCCAGCTGGGAGTTGGTGGCCTTTTCGATGTAGCCGATCTCGGCTCTGGCTGTGGCAATCACTCGCTCAATAGCGGTCATGGGTCATTCCTCCTTTGGGGCGTCGGGGGCTTCATCAGTCTTTTCCTCCGGCAGCGCGGCCGGTGTCTGATCTGTGCCGGGCGTTGCGGTCAGCAGCATATCTTTCAGCTTACCAATCACATCAACGGCATAGGCCGTGAATGCCGCCAGCATGACCAGCGACACCGCTGTCATCAGATTCACGGTTTGGCCGCTCACCTCCACCACCATCAGATCAGGGTTGAGGTACCCGGCGAAGTAGACCGCAATCAGCGCCAGAGCGATCACGCCGCCCTTGATGCAGCCGTTGCGGAACTTTACCAGATCCCATTCGCAGGCGATAATGGCGTTGATGGAGCCGAGGGCGATATTGGCGGCGATCAGAAGCACCAGTCCGACGGCCAGCCGGATACTTGCCATATCCAGAAAATTCACGGTGACTCCTCCTTATTGCAAAAAGTCGTTGCTGTCCAAGCACCGGCGATATATCGTCTTGATCCGGTCACTGGTCAGCTCTGTTACATTGTTTTCAAACTCCGGATGATCCTCGCAGTATCGTTCGTAGGCGGCGATGTCCCGGAGCGTTTGGTCGAAATGATCTTTGGTGTGGCGCTCGCCGTGGAGACATTCATCGCCGAAGCGTAGAATGCGCGCCCGGCAGTTGACGGCCTTTTCCTCGGCCATGCCAGACCGAACGCACTGCAGCTCGCTTTCGAGCTTTCCGACCTTCTCCAAGACCTCGCTGTTGATAGCGCGCCCGAAAGCCTTTGCTATTGCAGACCACGGATTGATTTTGATGGGGGCGAGCTGGAGCAGCGTCAGCAGCACAAACAGCGCACTTCCCCCACCAAACAAAATCTCCTTGAGCGTCATCTCTCAATCCTCCTCTGCGCGTGATAAGAAGAGCAGCCCCCGTAAAGGAGCTGCCCTCCGTATCAATGCCGTGGTCAGACGGTGACTTCGAGATCTGCCAGGATCTCCTCGACCTGCTTCCGAATCAGGCTCGGAACCTGGTCGATGGTCTTCTTGCCCTTGACGATCAGGGTCGCGTAGACAACTGCCATAACTGCTACCTCCTTTCCCATCAGAATGTATAAAAGAAGGAGCCGAAGGCTTTTCATAAGCCCTCAGCTCCATTCTTGCTATTTTCGAGGATTTCCCGGACGGCTGCTTGCAGCGGGTCGGGAACTTCCTCAATCGTCTTTTTCCCTTTGCGGATCAGGTCTGCGTAGACCTTCACCATGTAATTGCTCGCCATCGGTTACTCGCCTCCTGTTGTAGATGTCACGGCGACAATCTGTTCGTAGACATCGCATAGCGCCATCTGCGTATCGGTGACCTGCCCCTCAAGGCTCGTCACCTTTTCCGTCAATGCCGCCTTGTCGGTCTCCAGGTCGGCTACCTGCTGCTGCAGGGAGGGGATCGTCTTGCCCTCCGCCTCATGCAGCTTGGCTTGCGCCAGATAACCGGCATAGTTGCCGAGGATGTCTTCACTCAGGCCGTCGTACATATTCAGCTCCAGGTGATATTCGTCGTACACCCACCCGCTGATGGTCAGCTCGTCACGCTTTTCCTCAAACGGCTCGGCGTTCTCATAGAAGCGTACCAGGGCTACCCCCGGCTTATTAGGCTGCTCCTCCAGCGAGAATGCGTTGCTGGGCGCGTTGTCGCCTCTTACTCTCATTTCGCACGACCTCCTTCAGATGTTTTACTCCAATCGGGTCAATGTACTTCACCCGAATTGTATGACTATTGCAGTGCTTCAGTTGCCCGGCGCGGCTCAGTAGCCCGGAGGCCTGGGCGAACATGATAGGCTTTCCGGCGTCAAGCCGCTTTTTGACGCGGCGGCATTGCCGGGTGAAGCGCAGGAAATTCCGCTTGCGCAGAATGACATGAGTGCGGGAAAAGCGGTAGCCGACCGCACTCACCATGCGCTTTGCCGTGGGATAGATCTGCCAGTTCGCTTTCATGGACAGGCCGAGCCGCTGCTGCATGAACGCGGCGATCAGCTTCCGCGCCTTGTGCAGCTGCTTCTTATTCGGCCCGAGCAGGGTGATGTTGTCCATGTAGCGGGTCATATACTTCACGCCCGGCAGCGTCATGATGTACTGGTCCAGAGACTCCAGGTAGAAGTTTGCCAGCCATTGGCAGATGTAATACCCGATAGCCAGCCCGCCGCCGCAGGATTCGATGATGGAATAGACCGTCCGCAGAAAGCGCTTGTCCTTGATTTTCCGCGCAAGAGCCCAGATCAGGCGCTTGCCGGAGATGCTGGGGTAATACTGCGCGACGTCAAGCTCCGCGGCGTACTTCGTTCCCTTCGGGTCGTTGCGAAGCGCGCCGCGGATTTTCTTGTAGATATGCTTCCCTCCGCGTCCCGGAATGGACGCACAGGACCACGGGTGCATACCGCGCATAAGCACCGGCTTCATAGCCGTCACAAGCATCCATTGGATCACGCCGTCCGGCCAGAATGGGACCATCTTGATCTTACGGTGCTTCTCGCTGCTCTCATCATAGATCTCGCGGATCTTCGGCGCGGATGGCACAAAGCTCTCCGTTGCAACAAGCTCGTAGGTCTTTTCGACGTATCCGTCAAGGTCCGCCAGTACGCGGGCGATGTCTCGCCTGTTCCGACGTCCCTTAGCCGCCTCCTGTATGACGCTGCGGATAAAGTCCCGGTCAACCATCTTGTCGTAGAGATAGCCGACTCGTTTCGGCATAGGATTTTCCCTCCGTCCTTGTTTGCCTGCGAGATTGTTCGAGCCGAAGCCTACTAAACCCCGTCCTATGCGGCAATATTTTCACCAAGCGGTGAGGGAAAGCCTGCGCCAGTCAAAAGAAAAACAAGTAGTCGCGCGCCGACGTTGGAGTTCGTGTCGGAAGACGAGTTGTTCGCGTTGAAGTAGAAAAGGCCGGCATTGCCGCCGTTGTTCCAGTTGCCACCGACGTGGAGGACACGCCAGCCAGAGTTGTAGTTGGCGTAGAAATCAAGCCCTCGGCGCATGGCGCAGACAGTCCCGGAGATAATTATACCTCCGGCCTGTCACGCATACGGAAAAACGGGAGAAAATAACAGAATACGTTATTTTCAAAAATCGTGTCGACGGGGCTTCGCCCCGTACCCCATTCAGCTTTTGGGCTTGCGCTCATGCCGCCAGATAGTGCAGGCGGGAAAGCTCCGGGGGCTGCGGCCCCCGGTCCCCCATTAGGGGTGGAAAAGGAGTCGCGCGCCGACGCCGGAGTACGTGTCGGAAGACGAGCCGTTCGCGTAGAAGTAGAAAAGGCCGGCATAGCCGCCGTTGTCCCAGCCGCCACCGACGTGGAGGACACGCCAGCCAGAGTAGTAGCTGGCGTAGTCCGGAATGTAGGTCGTCTCGCTGCCGCCGACCGCTGTGGGATAGAACGCCCAGGGCATGGCCGACGCTACGCCGATGGCCGTGATGTACCCATTGTTCTGTATCTTGGAGCCGATGTTCGTATAGTTGGTCGCGGTGTCATCTGCATAGCTCGCAGGGTTCAGGCAGACATAAACGGTACCATCAGAGAAGTTGATGCCGTCGATCCACTCGAAGACATTGCCGTAGGGATTCTCGATGTGCCGGTACTGAACGGCGGTCTTTCCGTCCGTCCCAGCTGCGCGTCCGGTGTGGTAGATCATGCTGTCTGTGCCGCCGGAAGAAATGGCAGAGCTGTTGCCGTCCACATAGCCGCGCCCGATTTTGCTCTGGCTGTCCCAGTCGGAAAACTCCACCAAATAGAGCAGCCAGACCGCGCACCAAGACGCGAAGTCATACTCGCTCCACTTACTACCCTTTCCTCTGGCACCGGAACGAGCCGATGCGCGGGTCAGGTTGACCAGCGGCGCAGCGCCGGTCTTGGAATAATGGCCGGAGATCGTGTTGTAGCGGCCGACATACTTGCCGGAGCCGGGGTGTTTGGTAAAGCCGCTCTTGGCCTTATCCGCGATGTAGAAGTACCGTTTCTTGTTGGCGGCATCGTCGATAATACGGAAGTAATACTCGGGGATGAAGACGACGGTATCGTAGCTGCTTCGAGAGAAGCCGCTCTGCCCCTTCTTGTAGCTTACGGCATTGTTGATGATGTTGTACTCGTCCATGCCGCTCCACGGGAGATAGCTGTCGAAGGGGGAGCTGCCAGCGCCGGTGCCAACTGCGGGGGAGGGATTGGTCGTGATGTTGACGTTGACAAGGCCGTTGGGGTCATTGGATTTCGTCAGGCGGGTAAGCACCGTCGACTGCGCATTGTAATTCCAGCAAACGCCGAAGACCTTGACATAGGACAGCTCCAGCGTATAGCCGGTGTAGGAGCTGCAAGCTACGCTGCCGGTGGCCGTCTCGCCGTTCTTGGTGGCGGTGACGCTCCACGTGCCGGTGTTCGGCAGGTAGAACTTTGCCGTTCCGTTGCTGGTGGCCGTGAGCGTGGTGGAGCCGTTGACCGCCTTGACCGTAGAGCCGCTGTCGATGGTGACGGTGAGGGTGCAGAACTTCACCGTTGTGGTGTAACTGCCGCCGGAGGTCGACACCGCCGCAGACGCCGTGGACGAGGATACCCCGCTCTTGGTGGCCGTCACGGAATAGGTGCCGGCATAGTTGACGGTCAGCGCACACTTGCCGTTGCTGCCGCAGGTGCCGGTATACTGCTTCGTGCCAAGCGTGGCGGTCACGACTGCGCCGGATTCCGCCGTTACGGTCAGCGTAGCCGCGAAGTAACTCAGCGTCACCGCGTACTGCTTGACCTGATCCACGACCACAGTCTCGGTGGCGGTGGTCTGCCCGTTCAGCGTGGCATACAGCGACCATGTACCGTAGCCAGGGAGATCAAAAACGCATTTACCGCCGACGCTGGTGCCAGTCAGCGTAGTCTCGCCGTTCGTACAGGTGATAGCCGATCCGGTGGCAACAGAGACCTCCAGCTGTGGAGCCACGCCGCCGCCCTTGGGCTTTTCCCATGTATATACGCCGGTCTGATCGTTGGCTGCCGTGCAGTAGAAGGTCTGCATGGTGTCTGTGTTCAGATACGACTGGCCGACCGAGCCCTTCGTGCTGGAGGTCGGATCGGTCTTGCCGGTGAGTGGCTTACTTCCGTCCAGCCCCTCGGAGAGCGTGTCGAGGTCGCCGGAAACGCCATCAAGGAAGGTGTCGAGCGATTCACCGTTATAGGTCAGATCGGCCGCGTCGCTGGCGCCGGACAGCTTCCACTGATACTTGCCGCTGCTGTCCTTGCCGCTGCAGACGTATTCCTTGCCCGTAGCGCTGTCATAGTAGTGCTGCCCTGCGGTACCCTCGGTCGTGTCTGTCGGCGCTCCTGAGCCTGTTGCAAGTGGATAACCGTAGTCCTTTCCGGCGACTGCCGCAGAGATATTCCCGTTCCCGTCGCCCAGCAGCAGACCCTTGACCATGATCTTGTCCTGCTTGGTCTTTACCGCCTCAGTGATGGCGGCGGACATATCGCTCTGTGTGACGCAGGCGCTGGTGTCGACCGTCACCGTCCATGTGCCGGTATTCGAGCAGGAGATCAGCGCGTAAAAGGTGTAGACGAAATCCGGCGATTCTGTCTTGCTGGGAATGGGAACGCCCTGTTCAAGCTGGAACAAGGCGATCATGGCGGACGCTCCTCCGTCCACGCTGGCAGATACGCGGAACTGATTCAGCGTATAGGCCGTATTCGGCGCAGCGATGCGGAGCTTCAGGCGAATGCCGGAAGATACCCTCTCGCCGCCCAGCAGGCTCGCGGTCTGCTTTTCGTTGACGAGGGCGGTCTGTGCCATCATTGCCGCCGCCGCGACGGTGCCCTGCCCCGCAGCTGCGCTGTCGAAGTTCAGGGCCTTTTCATTCACCCACTCATTGAGCAGGCTGTTGCCGGCGTTGGTGATGACGCCGTTCCATGTTGCCATAGTAAAACACCTCCGTGTCAGTATCGAATGGCGGCCGCGCTGTCGACCAGCTCGCAGCCGATACAGGCCGCGCCGAAATACTCTGTTGCCAGTCCTCCGGCGTCGTAGTATTCTACCTCGTCCAGCACCGAGCGCAGATTCTTGTAAAAGTCAACGCGGTCGATCACGCGCTGATGTCTGACGGGGTCGACATCCTCATAGGTGGCGTCGATCAGCAGCTTGAAGTGGTACGGCTTGCCGCCGTATTCCCACCATTCGCTGACCTGCGTATCGGGGTAGATGGCGGAGATCGCCAGCACGACCGCCGCCTTGGTGCCGAGCCTGCGGTGAACATTCCATGAGTCTTTCAGCGTCCGGCGCTTTTCCTCCAGGGTGTAGTTGGCGTCCCACCAGTCAACCTTGAAGTCGTTCGCCAGAATGTCCAGCAGCTCGTTCGGGAGCCGGTCGATCTGTGAGTAGATCGACACGCGCTCGATCTCGCCTACGCGGGCAGCCAGCACCTCGGCAACAGCAGAGGCAAGCGCTGCCATATTGTCGTCATTGGCAAGGACTGCCGGCAAGGAGGCCAGCAGGTTTTCCTTCGTGATGCCGTGCGCCTTATTCATCCTCGTAGCCCCCATTCGTGGCCGTGATGGTCCCGACCGACGCAACCTGCGGCGTCGTGTCGTCGGAGCCATCCCGCAGCGTGGTAAAGACCGGGCTGGTCAGCGCCACGCGCTTGATGCCGGTCTGCATGAGCTTTCCGATCAGCACGGAGGGGTTGATGTCGCGCCCCAGCTTCCCGCACTGCCACGCGACGAACTCAGCCACGGCCTTGTCGACCGCAGCCTTGATCTCTGTGGAGCTGAGGGAGCTGTCCTTCGGCACATAGTAGGTGAAGGTGATATTATAGCTCACCTTCTGCGGGTCCTTGACAGAGACCTTGTCCGTCAGCGGCCGCACCGTGTCATCGTTGCAGGCGGTGAGGACAGCATTCTTGATCTCCGTGGTAGCGATGGTGCCGTCGTCCATGAGGACATAGAGGTCCACCGCTCCGTCGCTGGGGCTGTTCGCCACCACGTCGGCGATCTTGGTGCTGACCTGCTTGGCAAAGTAGATATACCCGCCCTTGGCCCCGGCGCAGCTGTAAGCGTCCTGACTGGCGCGCATCAGCTCATAGAACTCGTCGTCAGTGGCCTGGTCTGCGCCGTCATCGCTGGCGGTGAGGTTTTCGCAGCGCTCACAGTAGTCGAACAGGTCAACGAAGGTGTTGATCTGTCCCACTGCGTAGCCGTTGCCGACCGCACCAACAGTCTGGCAGCGGATCTGCACATCGGCATAGGTCTCGCCGATGGACACATAGGCATCCGCGACCGTCTCCCATATCAGCGTACCGCTGGCGTCAGTGACGCGCGTACCGGCAGGAATGAGGATCGCCGTGGTCTGTGCCTCGGAGATATGGAAGCGCTCGGTGCAGACCGCAGCCTGCGCCGCCGGGCGCTGCGTGACATAGAACAGCTCAGCCAGCGCGTCCAGGTTTTCCCCTTCCGCGCGGCTTGGGATATTCTGATTGCCTGTGTAATTGTTCAGCCCGCGCTCCTGGATCACCACGGCGGCCACGAACTGGATAAACAGCTTTTCGGGGCTGGCGGGCTTCACGCTGACGCCGGTGATTTTTTCGTAGATGGAGATCAGCAGCGATTCCACCGCTTCGGTGTCGGTAGAAACAAACTGATATCCCGTATTTCTCTCACTCATTGATGATGTTCACCTCCACGGTAGGGATCAGCCTGCCCGGGGCGTTTCTGTCGGCCGCAAAGGTCACATTCACCACCTCGGCGCGGGGCTCATATTCTTCCACTGCCTCTTTGACCTCGGAATACATCATAGGCATAGCTACCGGCAGAGGCTTATCCACGAACTTCTGAGGAAGACCGAAGCCGCGATACAACGGACAGGTCCCCTGCCGCGTGGAAAGGATAATGGCGATATTCTGCAAGACAGAGCGGACGGTGTCAGTCTCATTGAGCTGCACCGCGCCGATGTCAGATGCGGTCACCTTGTAGCTCATGGCAGCTTTACCTCCTCAGATACTCTTGCAGGCTGACGGACACGGTGGCGCTGGTGACGTTGCCGCGTCCGTCATAGGTTTTCATCTTCATCTTGTGATCAAGCACGGACCAGCGATATTTCCCGTAGCCCTTGTTGCCGATCACCAGCGGGACGGCGATGCCGCCGCGCTCATAGTTCCACAGCTTCACGACCTCGGCGATAGGATCAACGCCGAGGTAAGCGGAGAGAACGATGTCGAAGGTCATCTTGTCGGGGTCAAGGCCGGTGAACTCCGTAAGGGCGTGTGTGCCGTGCCGCTGATGGGTCGCGTACCGGGCAGACCCAGACCAGGTGACATTATTGATCGTTTCGATCGTGCGGTCAGACACCGTAAAAACGATGTCGCCCAGACAGCCGACCATTCCCATGCTCAAAAACCTCCTAACACAAAACCGTCCCCGTTGAATACCGGAAGGTATAGGCAGAGGACGCGGTCATTCACCTTCGGCATCCAGTAGGTCAGATGCGAGCCGGGCAGGTGGTCGTGGTCGGGGAATTCGCTGGCTGTGCCGCCGCCGGTGAAGGTGTCCGTGATCTCATGCGTGTGCTTTGCGTCCGGCTTTATGTAGAAATTCGCTCCGTAGTGCTGGAGCACATAGAGCCAGTCCGAAATGATGCCTGTGTCCTTAAACTTGACACGAGCCCTGCGCTTTGCGCTGTCGACGGCCGTTACCGTGCCGGTCTGAACGAGCCTCGAAAGGATATTCTGCAGTTCGTCCATCAATATCCCTCCAATGTCTTGCGCAGCTTGACCTGCGTGGTATAGCCGGACGAGCCGACCGAGTGCGCAGCCTGCTCCACAATGTATTTCCCGTCCCACGCACCCCAGCCGGTGAGCTTGGCTGTGACGCCGGCCACGATATCCGGATTGCCGGGCAGCGTAAAGGTCGCGGTCTTTGCGTACTTGTTGTGCAGCCGGAGATATTTTTCGGCCTTGGTCTTGGCCTCGGCCACGCTTGCCACCTTCGCGGTGATCTCCAGCTGCTGGTTGTTCTTGGCCTTGTCGTTGTAGTCCTCTACCTTGACGGTGGCCTCGATGCACTTTCCTGTGCCGGGGTCTGTGTAGCTGACGCGGCAGGAAGCGTACTGCGTTCCGGCCGTTCCCGCGTTCAGCTTGTGCTTGGTGTAGCTGCCGCTGCCGCGGACGATGGTCAGCACGGGGGATTTCTTCTCGTAATCCTCCTGGTCGAAAAGTACGATCAGGTTATTGGTGGCTTTCAAAGAGATGCCCGCCTCGTGGCACAGCTTGGAGAGAAAGGCGATGTCGCTCTGCTTGTACTGCTCCACGCGGCCATAGGACGGGTCGCTGTTGGCGAGGAACATACAGGTCATTCCGTTGGCAGCGGCCATCTCGTTTGCGATGCCGGAAAGCGTGTAGGCCTCCCATGCCTTGGATTTCTCCGTCTGACGGATCTGTGCGCTGTACGGAAGAGCCGTCGCCTTGATGGTGATGGTGTTCGGCGGGCCGGAGGCGTCAACGCTGTCCAGCTCAAACTGTCCGCAGTCCAGCACCTTATCCCTGCCGCCGCCCGTCCAGTTCTCCCGAACGAACACGGCGCTGATCTTGAAGCCGGCGCCGGAAGCAGAGGCAGGAGCGGCGGCAGAAGCATCGCCGCCCCCACCGCCGGATTCCTTGATGTACGATGCGCTGACATAGGCGGTTTTGCCGTTATAGCTGACCTTCGCCCAGCCGTTTTCGATGCCCTCGACCTGCAGCTCCGCGCCGCAGACCAGAGCACCGTATTTACCGTAGCTGGTGCTGGGGCCAGAGCGGACATTCAAGCCGCTTTTGGCGGTGACCTTGTAGGACTTTGCCGCACCATCAGTCTTGGCCTTGGAGGACGCGGACAGGCTCCCTGCGGAGGCTGCTGCGTCGATGGCATCGGCCAGCCACTTTTTGAGCCATATATCATCGCGGTCCTGAAGCTTCAGCTGCAGATCGTCGGTGCCGTCCGCCTCCTTGTCGGTGTAGGTGGCCGACAGGAAATAGGGGCGCATACTGCCGGTGATGTCCGCGCCCTGGAAAAATATCTGCGCCGTGACGCGGCGCGCCTGATTCGGGCTGCTCATCCGACCACCTGCTTCCACGGGGGCAGGGCGTCGCCGACATCCTCAGCAGGGTCGGGCAGCTTCAGCACGATCCCGGCCGGAAAGGTGTAGTACCCGAGATACTGCGGATTGAGATTCATCAGCCGGTCGGTGTACGCGTCGCTCCCCAGCTGGGAGAAGGCGATGCTGTCCCACATATCGCCCTGAATGGTGGTGTAGGTCTTACTCATTTGTAGGCCCTCCTTGCGGTGTCGATGCCGGCCTCCTCCATGACTTCAAGGACGCGCTCGGCGAACTCGTCTCCGTACTCACGCAGAGCTTCCACCGTCTCGGGCGATGCGCCGCCGTTGATCTGAAACACGATCTGCAGCTCCACCGATCCGGCGCCGGAGCCTGCGCCCGGCTCTGCCGAAAGCGCGCCGTCGCCATGGATGGCGTGTAGTGCCTCCAGCAGCTGCGGGGCGAAGGTGACGGCCTGGATCTCCATGCTCTCGCGCATAGCGGCGGTCTCCTCGGCGGTCATGACCTGCTCGCCGCCGTTGAAGTAGACCAGCTCCGGGCCGTTTTCGCCGACGAGGGCAAAGCCGGGTGCGGCGGACTGCGTACCAACTGCGTAGCCGGGAATGCTGCCGGCCGTTCCGGTACCGGACGCGGACAGTGCGGCTTTGGCTGCGGCGGCGACGCGGTTGTAGGCAGCGGTCACTTGGGGCAGCATACCGACAGCTCCGTCGATAAATCCCTGAATGGTGGCCTGCGCGCTTGCCTTGGCCTCGTCGCCAAGATCCATCGCTTCAATGTCCTCAGCAAGCGCCGTCTGCAGCTCGTCCATGGTGGCCGTGAAGTCGGTCTTGAGGTCGGCTACGCTCCCCGCCGCGTTCTGCTGCTCCTGCTGCAGAGTCTTCCAGTTGGCTACCATCGTGGCCAGCTGCTCGTCGGTGGCGCCTGCCATGCCGGCGATCGCGTTCACGCTGTCGGAGCTGCCGTCAGCAAAGGAGGCGATCATATCGCTCAGTCCCTCGATGTCGGCGCTACGGTCAGTCAGGGATTGCAGGTTGGCGTTGTAGTCCTGCCAGTAGGTGATCTGGCTCTCCAGTGCAGAATTGATACTGCCTGCGCTGGTTGCAACGACCTTTGCGGCCTCGTCCCAAAGCTGATACTGTCCGGATATGCTTTCGTATGCCGCGCTGTACGCCTCGTTGTAGGACTCCACAAGGGCATTGATCTTTTCCTGCACGCCGGAGATGGCAGCCTGGAACTCGCTGACCTGTGCAGCAGCCTCTTCGGACGCGCCAGTGCCTTCGTTCATGGAGGCGGTCAGATTCTTGACCGCCTCTTCCGCGAGGGCGATCTCCGCCTCAGCATCGGAAACGGCGTCTGCGTCCTCCTCCATCGCCTTGTTGTAATTTTTGATGGACTTCTCAGCCGCCCATATCTCGTTGTTGGTGTCGTAGATGGAGTTTTGCAGGTCGTAGTATTCCTGCGAGAGAAAAGCGGTCGCATCGGTGTAATAGCCGTACTGGTCGTAATAGGCATCCGCCTGCTTCTGCGCGTCTGCCCATAGCGCATCCATCTGCGCGTAAGTATCAGACAGCTTCTGCTGGGCGGCCTCCAGACTGTACTGCGCCTTGGTGAGTCCGATGCTGTTTTCTTCTGCCTCGATCAGCACGGCGGAATACTGGGAGTACAGCTCGGTGAGCTGATCCTGATAGGCCTGCTGCATGGCATTCTGCTTCCACGCCTCGGTGTTGGCGCGGAGCGCTTCGGTGCCGCCGTTGATGGTGTCGGTTTCGAGGTCGATATAATCGGCCAGCTCCGGCACCACCTGGCAGAGCAGAGCCAGGGTGTTGTGGTACTGCCTGTGCTGCTCGTCGGTATTGAGCCCCGCCGCCTCCAGCTCCTCCAGCTTGCCGATGTAGGTGTCTGCGACGCCTGCAGCGGCCATGGTGGAGGTAACAGTATCGTCATAGGTGGCCTTGGCCTCGTCCATCGCCTCCCGCATTCCTCGGGCGGCTTCGGTCAGCTCCTTCACACTGGGTACGGCGTCATTCGCTGCGGAGGAAGCAAGGGCAATAATTCCTGCTGTAACAACTCCCACGGCTGCCGCAATGCCCATAATCACATTTACACCAGGCGTTACGGTGGTGAGGAAAGCCGCAGCGGCTGCTGCGATCTTCGCTTTCAACGCAAAAGCTGCCGCCGCAACTGCGGCAGCTCCCAACGCAGTAGACAGTCCAGTTATAGCGGCAACGACCCCAGGATTTGCTTGAACGAATTTGGTGATTTCGTTGAGGACCTTCGTGCCGACGCCGTAAGCCTCGCTGAGCGCGGGAGTATAGGCGTCGCCGATGGCTACCTTGAGGTTGTTGTAGGCGTTCTGCATCATGGTCAACCGGCTCTGCGCGGTGGCGTAGCGCTTGTTGGCCTCGTTGGTGAGGGCGGTATTCTGCTGCCAGGCGGTATTTGCAGTGTTCACCGCGCCGGTCATCTGGTCTGCGGCAAGACCCAGGGCTTTGAGCATATTGCTCTGCCGGATGCCGGTCAGACCCAGATCTTCCAGTACGAGGACGGTGCTCTCGCCCTGCTCGTCCAGCTTGCCGAGCCCGCCGATGAAGGAAGTCAGGGCGCTCATGGCGTCGTTCTTCCACGCAGAAGAAAATTCTTCGGAGGACATACCCGCGATACGGGCGAACTCCGCGAGGTCGTCCCCGCCCTTTGCAACGGCCTTTTCAATGGCGTTGAGCGTCTGGGTCATGGCGGTACCGCCCGCCTCGGCTTCGATGCCGACAGAGGACATCGCCGCCGCCAGAGCCATGATCTCCGGCTCGGTCAGTCCGGCCAGCTTACCCGCCGACGCCAGGCGCGTACCCATCGCCACGATCTCGGATTCCGTCGTGGCGAAGTTGTTGCCAAGGTCAACGATGACAGAGCCGAGCCGTCCGTAATTGTCCGTTGCCATGCCGGTAATGTTGGCGAAGCGCGCAAGGGCGGTTGCTGCCTCGTCAGCTGTCATGTTGGTGGCAGTGCCGAGCATGGTCATGATCTCGGTGAAGTCCAGCAGGGCGTCCTTTTGGATGCCGAGCTGTCCCGCGGCTTCGGCTACCGCCGCGATCTCCTCTGTGGTGGCGGGGATCTCCGTGGACAGCGCCTTGATGGAATCCGACATTGCCGCCAGTTCCTCGTCTGTGAGGTCTGTGGTCTTGGCGACGCCGGTAATGGCGCTCTCAAAGTCCATCGACGCCTGCGCGCAGCTGGCGAAGTATTCGTAGATCTCTTTCAGGGCGACGGCGATA